GGAGCTCCGCTTCGGCCGACGTGCACCGGCCATACCTCCGAGGGTCTGCCGTGCTTCCACTGGCCGATCAGGGGCGGCACCGTCTGCTACAAGCGCCACGGTGGCGCAGCTCCCCAGGTCCAGCGCGCCGCCCAGGCGCGGCTCGAACGTGAGCGGGCCGAGGAGGCCGTCGTTACCTTCGGCCTTCCCCGGGAGGTCGACCCCTTCGTGGCGATCAAGGAGGAGCTCGCGCGCACGGCCGGTCACGTCGAGTGGCTGCGGTCGATCATCGTCGAGATGGAACCGATCGACCTGGTCTGGGGCGAGACCTCCGACGAGCACTCGACCCAGGAAGGCATCGGCACCGGCGTCAAAGGCGACAACACGACCACCGAGAGCCACGCTCACCGCTCCGAGGCGGGTGCCACGGTCTGGCTGAGGCTCTACCAGGAGGAGCGCCGTCACATGGTCCAGGTGGCCGCCACGGCGATCAAGTGCGGGTTGGCCGAGCGCGAGATCAAGATCCTCGAAGAGCAGGGCAAGATCATCGCCGACATCTTTCGGGCCTTCATCTCGGACCCCGAGCTCGACCTTTCCGAGGACATGCGCCAGGTCATGCGCCAGGTCGCCTCCCGACACCTGCGTGCCCTACCCGCTGCGGGCTGACCATGCCCGAGCGGATCGTGCCCGACATTGAGCGGGTCAAGAGCTGCCAGGAGCTCTGGCGGAGCCGGTTCCTCAAACCCCCTTCGCTCGTCGAGATCACCCGGGTCACCGGCCTGTCCCTCGAACGCGTGTGTGCTGCACTCGAAGGCGTTTCCCAGACGGTTTGAGTGACACTCGACTACCAGGACCCCTACTCGGCGGCGGCAGCCGAGCTCGACGAGGAGTACGCATCCACCCTCACCCGCACCACCTGGCGCTGCGAAGACCCCACTTGTGACGGCAAGCCTCACCGGGGCTACGAGTACCTCCACGCCCGAGGTAAGCAGGTCCTACGAGGCTGGCTGCCTGGCACCACGGCGCTCGGGCACGAGGACGATGTCATCGAGGTGGGCCAGGACCGCTTCCGCGTGGCGTATGTCCGAGGGGGCAGGCGCTCGGGCAAGACCTGGTCGGCCGCCAACCACCTCGCCGAACTGATCAAGGCGAATCCCGGCAAGGAGTGGGCCTGCGTCGGCCCCACCTTCGGCGACGCCCGTGACATCTGTATGGAGAACGTGCACTCGGGGCTCATCGTCGTGCTCGGCGGCAAGATCGGCGGCGAGGGCAAGCTCCTCGACAAGGGTCCCCACATCGCCACCTGGAACCGCTCCTACGGCCAGCTCTGGCTCGCCAACGGTGGGGTGGTCTACTGCGACGGGGCCGACGACGGTGCCTACAGAATCCAAGGCCACGGACTGTCTGGGTGCTGGGGTGATGAGGTCGGACTCTGGGTCAAATGGCGCGTTGCCTTCGACGAGTCGATCCGTTACGCCGTGTCGAACTACCCGGCCAAGCTGATCGTCACCGGGACCCCCAAGCGCACGCTGGGAGCGCGCGTTCTGGTCAAGAGGCTCATCGAGGACCCCAACGTCCTCAACGTCCAGCTCTACACCGAGGAGAACGTCCACAACCTGGACCCCGCTGCGGCAGCGGAGTTCCTCTCCTCGAAGGGCACCGCACTCGAACGCCAGGAGCTCTACGGCGACCTGCTCGACGAGGTCGAGGGCGCGCTCTGGAAGATCGCGACCTGGGACGCCACGCGCATCGCGATCCCCGACTACAACAACCTCCGCGATCCCTTCGGCGTCAACGCCATCTACGACCTGATCCAGCCCACCCGTGTCTGCATCGCGGTCGACCCTGCGGTCACCGGGACCGAAGACTCCGACGAGCACGGGATTATCGTCACCGCCAAGGGCCGCGACGGCGACATTTACATCCTCGAAGACCTCAGTTTCCGCGGCGCGGTCACGGCCTGGCCGCCCCGGGTAATCGAGGCCTACAACCGCTGGGAGGCCGACCGCGTCATCGCCGAGGTCAACAACGGCGGCGACTACGTCGAGCAGACGCTTCGCGCTGCGGGCTACCGGGGTGGTTACGAAGTCGTGCGCGCGACTCGGGGCAAGATGATCCGCGCCGAGCCGGTCGCCACCTACCACGAGAAGCTCCACGTCCACCCGGTCGGGTACTTTCCCGAGCTCCAAGAGCAGTGCTGCACTTGGGTCCCCGGCGAGGAAATGGACTCGCCGAACCGGCTCGACTCGATGGTCTACGCCGCTGCATATCTGCGGCCCGAGCTCGTCCAGGGCTGGGGATCGGTCTACACGCCGTTCAGCGATGAGGAGAAGGCGGCTCAGCGCCAGAGCCGTCGTGGCTGGGCACAGCTCTACGACAAGGAGGCCGAGGGCATCGCCCAGGAGCGCTCGAAGAAGCCCGAGGAGGAGCAGGCCGAACCGTCCCCGCGAAAAGGCTCCTGGTTCTCGTAACCGGTGTAACGTCTCACCATGCAAACTCCCAAACGTCCAAGACTGCGCTGACGCTCGATGAGGTGTCTCGTTACCGGCGCCGGTGGCTTCATCGGCGGCCACCTGGTCAAGAGGCTGGTCGATACAGGCCACGAGGTGAGCGCCGTCGATCTCAAAGGGACCTCGGAGTGGTGGCAGGTGTCAGACTACGCCGAGAACTACGGCTTCATGGATCTGCATTACGCCGATGACTGCTCCGAGACCTGCGACGGCGTCGACTGGGTCTTCAACCTCGCAGCGGACATGGGCGGGATGGGCTTCATCGAGAGCAACAAGGCCGCGTGCATGCTCTCGGTGCTGATCTCGACGAACATGCTCAACGCGGCTCGGCGGATGGGCGTGCAGAGGTTCTTCTATTCGTCGAGCGCGTGCGTGTACCCGCAGGGACTCCAGTCGATGCCCGCCATAACTCCTCTCCTAGCCGAGCGACACGCCTACCCCGCCGACCCCGAAGACGGTTACGGCTGGGAGAAGCTCTTCTCCGAGCGCATGTGCCGTCACTTCTTCGAGGACTACGGCTTGGAGACCCGAATCGCCCGCTATCACAACGTCTACGGTCCGCACGGGACGTGGACCGGTGGTCGGGAGAAGGCACCGGCTGCGATCTGTCGCAAGGTGGCCGAGGCCGTGGTCAGCGGCAACCACGAGATCGAGCTCTGGGGTGACGGCAAGCAGACGCGCTCCTTCACCTACATCGACGACTGCATCGACGGCACCATCCGGCTCATGGAGTCCGACTACCGCGAACCGCTCAACATCGGCTCCGACGAACTCGTGACGATCGAGGACCTGGCTGAGATCGTCGCCCGGCAGGCCGAAGTCGAGTGCTCGGTGGTGTACGACCCCTCGATGCCCCAGGGTGTGCGAGGTCGGTGCTCGGACAACACCCTGTGCGAAGAGGTGCTGGGCTGGGCACCTTCGACCAGGCTGGCCGACGGCATCGGTCCCACCTACCGCTGGGTGCTCGAACAGGTCCTTGCATCGGAGGCGTGACAGGCGTAACGTCAGGGGGCGATGGGACCGACCGGGACACCAAGTGGCTCCCCTCGGGCGATGAAATGATACCGGGGTGCAACTACGCATTTGGCCTTCGTCCACCGTCACGATGGGGGGTAGTGAGCCTAAGAGGCCTCCCCCGGTGGCACCGGCAAGCTGGCACAACCGGAGATAACAAGTGAGTCGCTCCGGTCGGTCTCCATCGTGATCGAACTGAGCGACGCTCAGATGGTCTTCGCCGCTGAGCAAGCTGAGCAGCGCCACCGCGACGCGAAGGCGCACAAACAGCGCCACTACTTCACCCCGCCCGAGGGCGAGACGGTCACCGAGCGCCGCGCGTGTGAGGCAGAGATGGCGGCGGGCATCGGGCTCGGTGTGCCCTGGCGTGGCGCGGGTTGCTACGCCACCCGGCTCGACGGCGATCTTGCCTACAACATCGAGGTGCGAGGGCGCAAGCGGTCCCATGACCCGCTCCTCATGAGGCGCGAGGACAAGGACGACCGGCCCTACGTGCTCGTGACGGGCATCGAACGGATCTACGAGTTGCGCGGCTGGGTCTACGGCCACGAGGGCAAGGACGAGCGCTACTGGTGGGCCGATGCTCCTTATCGGCCGTGCTTCAAGGTCCCCCAGTCGGACCTCCGGCCGATCGAGAGCCTGCTCGTCCTGATCGACTCGTGGCGAGCGCGAGACTGACCCGATGACGGCAGAGCTCGTCGAGACCCTGCGTATCCTCCGCGAAGACCTGGCCGCGGTCGGGGTCAGCTACGGACCGATTCCCCAGACCGTCCAGGACCAGTGTCAGTCCTCCTTCCGCCACGATCTCGCCGCCAATGGCGTGAGGCCGAAGACGTCCGAAGAACTCGAAGCAGCCGTGGTGGGCTTCGCCTGTGCTGTGCGGCCGATGGTCCAGCAGGCCGTACCGATCTCGATAGTGGGCCAGTTCGTCCAGCTCTGCGAATGTCTGGTCCCGATGCTCGACGCTCCGATCGTCGATTACGACGACTTCCCCGACGTCGGGTTCCTCGACGAGATCGAGCTCCAACCCGAACCAGAACTCTCGACGCCCATGTGCACGAACTGTGAGGAGAACCCTGGCTTCATCCAACTCCCGAACGGGTCAATCTGGTGCCAGGGGTGCATCCTGCGCGGCATGGCCGTGGGCCGCGCCATGATCATGACCTCGATGCCCCAGGTCGGCGGTCCCGGCTTCGAGCGCGACGAGCCGGTAGCGGACGTCGGTCCGAAGCACCGATGGCTGGGGTGGATGGACCTGACGGTGAATGAACTGTTCTCGAAAATATGGAGGAGACATGGGAAAGAAGGCTGACAAGATGCTCGGTGGCAACAAGGTGATGCCGCCGCGTACCGAGTGGAAGGTCGAGCTGACAACTGACCTTGACGAGAAGGGCTCAGCGCTGGGCCGGATCACGATCACGGGAACCTCGCCCGATTCGGTATCCGCCGCCCTCGACGCGAGTCGCGCCCGGCTGGAGCTCAGCGACACACTCAAGGCCGACGGCGCAGTGCGCGAAGCGACGCACGGCAACGAGAACGGTGGCAACGGAGGCAAGACCGACAAGGCCCGCCGGTAATGGTCTCCTGGTTCGCGCTCGGGCTGAGCGTCATCGCCTTGGGGATCCTCGTCACAGAGGAGGTTCGGCGACAACGGGAAGCGCGCGTACCCGCTCCCGTGCCTCAGCTCAGCGCGGACCAGGAGCAACGAGTCGAAGAGATTCTGCACGGGACCCTTCGGCAGTTCGAGGCGACTCTCTGGCACCAGGTGAACGGGATCTTCGAGGAGAAGCGACAAGATGCCGAGAATGAAGTGCGCGACCTCGACACCAGAGCCTCGGGCGCGTTGACCATGGCGGTCAAACAGGTCAACGAACGGATCGACGGCCTGGAGCTCAAACCCGAACCGATCGAGCTCACCGACGAGCAGCGATTGAACCTCGCGACGGCCTGGGCCTACGTGGTCTGCCCGCATTGTGGAACGGTCCACCAGGGCCTCTGCCCGCGTGTGCGCGAGATCCGCTACCAGCCCAACGGCAACCCCGAACGGTTCTTGTTCTGGCCCGAGGGACGATGGAAGCCGCCCCGTGGTTCGATCACGGCCTGGGACGTCTACGGAGCGGCCGGGCCACCACCACCCGAGGAAGGTGAGCAGAAGGATGAATGAGGAAGAGGTCGAGGAGAAGGCCACCGAGATCGCCGAATGGGTGATCCTCAAGGCCCTGCCGGGGGATCTGATCATCGTTCGGCCGCCGCAAGGTTGGTACGCCGAGGAGTGCGCTCGGCTCCGCGAAGGGCTACAGGTGTGGGGTAATGAGCGAGGCCTCTCCCTGCACTGGCTCGTGCTCCCACCGGGCTCGGACATCGGCACGCTGCACACCATGACCGACGAGGAACTGGCGCGCGCCGGTGCAGGAGACTTCCCCGGCCACGGGATCCCGGGAGCGCTGGCCGACGACAGCCTGCGAGAAGGCGAGGCGTTCGCCGCTTCGCCTAAGCCAAGTGGTGGCGAGGAGCCGTGAATCGCTCCCAGCGCCGGGCTCTGGCTAAGAAGAAGGGCCACGGTCGCGTCACGCCGAAGAAGGAGAAGGCGCCCAGGATGTTCGCCACGGTCACCGACGAGGCGGGCAACGAGAAGCGCGTGGAGCTCCACGGCACGCGCGTGTCGCAGGAGGAGGCCGAGGCGGCGCAACGACGCGAGACCGAGCGGCTCATGGCCGAGTCTGAGCACGCGGAGCAGTCGATGCGCTTGCGCGCTCACGTACACGGGCTTTGGGTACCCGGCGACCCGATCCCGGGACAAGAGCGATGACCATGGCGAACAACGGCAAAGAGGGTGCACCACCACCCCCGCCGCACTGCCATGTCGGAGGGGCACCGCTGACGTTCACCGTCGACAAGCAACACGGCCAGGGTCCTACCGGACCCGTGTCGATCGTGGTTCTTCGGATCGAAAGCGTCAACGGATCCTTCGTCTTCCCCATGCCCGCCGACTTCGCCGTGCAGATGGGCCGCGCCATTCAGGGCGCCGGTTCGGGGATTGTGATCGCAGGAACCCCCCCACCGGGAGCTCCCGGGACCTAGAATCCGCTCCACCATGAGCGAACCGAGGCGGTAGATGGCTGGACCCTCCCCCATCGCCGCAGCGGCTCTCGCTGGAGCTCGATCAGCCGCCACGGGCGGCTTCCCTGGTGCATCCGGCCCGGCCAACCCTTGGGGTCAGTCCCCGGTCATGGACGCCTGGAACCAGCAGCAGGGCCTCGGCTGGGCGCCCCAGGTCTACGCGGCGGGTGCAGTCGGGCTCCCCCGCAGTTTCGAGGAGTTCCGCGAGGGCCAGTTCTCCCCGATGGAGCCGATCTATCCGGTTCCCATCGACGTTGGCGAGGAGCCCTCGGGCCGACCACGACCGAGGCGGTTCCAGTTCCCCGTCGGCTTCAACCTCCCCGTAGGCCAACCGGGCACCGAAGGGCTCAAGCTCGCCAACTTCCAGGTGCTCCGCGACTACGCCGAGGTGCCCTCGATCCCGCGCGCGTGCATCGAGATCTGCTCCAACGACATCATCAACCTCGACTGGGACATCATCGCGACCGACGTCGCCGAGAAGGCGATGCAGGGCAACCCCAAGAAGCGTGCCGACTTCGAGAGCCGTAAGGCCGAGGTCATGGAGTTCTGGTCGAACCCCGACCCCGACAACTACGACGACACCGAGGAGTGGCTCACCGCTCTGCTCGAAGACTGTCTCGTGCTCGACGCGATCGCGCTGCATATCGTGCCCACTCTCGGCAAGGGCAACGGTCCGGTCGGGTCCACGCTGGGGTCGCTGGAGCTCCTCGACGGCTCGACGATCAAGCCGCTGCTCGACGACTGGGGGGCGCGACCGAGCCCGCCGAACCCCGCGTATCAGCAGTTCGTCTGGGGCGTGCCGCGCGTCGACCTCATGGACATCATCAACCTCGGGCCTGACGCGTCGATCGACGACATCAAAGAGATCAACCCGATGCTCGACGAGCTCACCGAGGAGATCGACGAGTGGTCGGCCGACCAGTTGTTCTACGTGCGGATGAAGACGCGCACCCAGACCCCCTACGGCTTCGGCCCGCTCGAACAGGGTCTTCTCCCCGCTGCGATCATCTTTGCCCGACAGACATGGCAGTGGGAGTTCTTCCGCCAAGGTTCACTGCCTCAGGTGTTCTTGGACCCGGGCGAAACCATCGCCAACGCGGAGGAGGCGCGCCAGCTCCAAGAGGCGATCAACATGCTCGGCGGCGACCTCGGGGCCAAGCACCAAGTCATCGTGCTCCCTCCCGGCTCCAAGGTCATGCCCCAGAAGGACACCGACCTCACCGACCAGCTCGACGAGTGGCTCACCGCCCTCATGTGCATGCCCTTCGGGTTGTCGATCTCGGACCTCGGCATCACGCCCAAGATCGCCGGTCTCGCTTCGCCGCAGAGCTCGCGTTCGCAGGCCGCGCAGGCTCAGGATCGCTCGGTCCGGCGTTCGACGATCCCTCGGGCGAAGCGGCTCAAGAAGAAGATCTTCGACCGGGTCATCCAGAAGCTCATGGGCCAGGACGACATGCAGTGGTCCTGGGGCATCATCGAGGAGGGCGAGTCCAAGAAGGACCAGATCGACCAGGCCACCCAGCTCGTCGGCAAGGGGATCCCGATCTCGACCATCGACGAGCAGCGCATCGAGCTCGAACTCGAACCCCTCGGCCTGCCTTGGACCACGGTGCCGATCATCGTCACGGCCACCGGCCAGGTCATCCCGTTCCCGACCGACCAGGAGCTCAAGGCCAACCCGACCATCGGATCCGGCCAGCCCGATCCTGCCGCTCTGGAGGCCTCGAACGCCGTTCTGCCGCCCCCGCCGCCCCCGGCGCTCCCACCGGGCGGCGGGTCCTCTGGAGGCTCTTCGGGCAGTAGTAACGGGCGTACCCAGGCCACCCAGAAGCCGGGCCAGACCCAGAAGCCCGCCAAGGCCGCCCAGAGTGCCAAGACGGCACCGGCGAAGAAGCCCGCACCGTCCAACGGCTCGGGATCGGGTCCGGCCTCGCCTGCGCACGCGGGAGCCCGGGCGGCCGACTCCTCCCCGCCGAAGGAGTCGAATCGTCAGACCCAGAGCGGCAACAAGGCTCTCGCCGACGAGCTCTCGATCCTGCGGCGCTACCTCAAGAAGGGCGGCAAGCTGGGCGAGTTCGAGCCCCGGGCCATCCCCAAGATCGCCTATGCCCTCGCGCTCCGCCGTGGATCCGCCGACCCCGATGCCATGGTCGCTCTGGTCAAGAAGGCGGCCGACCGGGTCGACCGGCGAGAGCGCGCACTGTCCAAGCCCCGAGCGGCCGTAGTGGCCGGATTGGGGGCTGCTGCTGGGCTCCTGGCCCGCAATCAGATCGACAAGGCAGAGTTCACCTCCCAGGGTCAGAGCGCCCTCCAGGCCGGTTACACCGCCGCCTATGGGGCCGGGTCCGAGGCGGCGCTGGCCGATCTCGGGGTCGACGGGGTGTCGCCCAGCGCGGATCCGACCGAGGCCGCCGAGGCTCGGGCCGAGGCCCAGGCGGGCTACCTCGACGGCTTCGCTGACGACATCGAGGCTGGGGTCTCCTCGGCTGATCTCGCTGATCGAGCTGCTCTCTACGCGGCGGGTCTGACCTCCCTCTTTGAGCAGGGCTACGTCGACGAAGGCACCGGAGCGATCGCGTCCGACGACACCGACACCGGCGACGCCTCAGGCAACATCGTCTGGAACCTCGGCGACGCCGAGCACTGCCCCAACTGCGAGGAGCTCGACGGTCAAGCCTTCACCGCGGATGACCTGCCGGGCTTCCCTGGCGACGGGGTCTTCGGCCAGGACGAGCTCTGCGAAGGCGGCCCGCGCTGCGCCTGCTTCCTCACCTTCGAGGACGACTCGGGCAACGTTCTGGACCAGACCGAGACGCCCTCGGGCGCTCGGGTCAACGCCATGGACGACACGCCCGACACCCTGGCTGCGAGCCGGGGCAAGTATTCCGAGACCCTCACCAAATACTCAGAAGACCAGCCGCGCGACTCTCAGGGCCGGTTCGGCTCTGGGGGCGGCTCTTCCTCTTCGCACTCCGACGTACCACGCGAGCCGGATCTTCCGGCGGACCACTCCGCGCCCAACATCGCCGAGAAGGTCAACGCCGGGGCGGTACTGCGCGCCGATCCCGACCAGACCGTCCAGCTTGCCCAGGACTGGGGTAAGGCCGGGTCACCGGTGCAGCTCATGGGGATCGCGGTCAACGGGACGGGTAACGAGACTCTCTTCGACCACTCGGCGCTCGGGATCTCGCGCAGCGACATGCCCCAGCTCCCGACCGACCCCGAAGGGCAGAAGGACTTCATCGACTTCATGGCCAAGAACGGCGTCACCGCCGAACGGGACTCGGTCGATCCCCGCGCGCTCACCGCGACGCAGAACGAGTTGAACGGGGCCAAGGTCGGCCAGATGCTCGACGGCTACATGAGCGGCAAGTACGACGTGGGCTCGCAGACCATCTTCACCTCTCAAGAAAGAGACGTGCTCGACGGGCACCACCGCTGGGCCGCCACCGCGATCTATTCAATGGCGAACCCGGGCACGCAGGTCAACGAGATCCGCTTCAACACCGATATTGGCCATCTCGTCGATCTGGGAAGGCAATACGCTGACGCCCACGGCATCGCGTCTCAATCGTTCAGTGCGACCGCCGCAGCAGGAAAAGCCAAGAAGGCCAACACGACATTCGACGACCTCCTCCCCGCCGCCACCGACACGGCCGACGGCGTGCCGAGCCAGGGCTACGGCCTGCACCCGTGCCCGGCCGAGAAGCCTGCCGAGAAGACCAAGCGTCTTACCAAGATGGCCAAGGACGGCAACGCCCAACCGCTGATCGACTGGTACAACTCTGGCGCAGAGGGCCAGATCGACTGGGGTTCGGACGGCGACTTCGACCAGTGCGTGGCAGTCGCCTCGAACTACATGGACGAGGACCAGGCGCACGGCTTCTGCCAGCTCCGCCACATCGACGCGACCGGCGAGACCACCAGCGAGCACGCGGCCGAGAAGCGCTACCTCCCAGCTGAACTCCGCGGCGTGGTCAAGGCGGGCGACAAGCTGATCGACCCCGACCCCAGAGTCGGCACCTGGAAGGTCAAGAGCGTCAGCGGAGGTTGGGCCACCCTCGAACGGCTGTGACCGTTCACCTCGTTAAGGCCTGGGAGGACGAGGAGCGCGGCCCCCACGGTGAATGGGAGAGCTCGGGAGGCGACTACCGCTGGGACCGTCACGGGCCGGACGCCTCGACCGGTGTACGGATGGACCAGGCGACCGAACAGCCCGGCCGCATCGGGAGCCCCGGCGGGTTCATGCGCGACCTGAACCGCGGCACCATGAGCGACAAGGAATCGGCCTCGATCATCAACGGCACCTCGGGCAAGCCGGACGCTCCGGTGAGGATCTACCGAGTGGTTCCCGAGGGCCACGACACCATCCACGGCGGCGACTGGGTTTCGCCGAACAAGGACTACGTGCAGGACCACCGCGACACCTTCGTGCCTGGAGGCCGGATTCTGTCGGCGACAGTGCGCGCCGATCAGCTCTACAACGACGGCACCGAGGGTCTGCACCAGTGGGGCTATCAGGGGCCGGATCTGCCGTCGGAGAAGAGCAAGGCGTGGAACCCCGACC